GCATTGATGAGTTATTTTTCCAAGTATCAATCATAGGATGAAAGTCATCGATAATTCTGACAGTTTCAAGTGATATCTGATTTCCTAGGAATAATTTAAGTATACTACAATATCCTTTATTTGTCAAATTAAATATATCTTTGTATTTAAGTTTATTCTTGCAAGCATCCAATAATATTTTGTTGCAATCGTCAGAGAAAATCTTGGTAATACTTTGCTTTCTGCGATTCCACTCAACCAAATTACTATCTGCTTCTTCCATAGAATAAACTGCAGTATCATTTCCATAAGCAAAGTTTGCCACATAATATTGTATCAAATCCTTATCAACTGGAAATTTTCTTGCAAGTTTCTCGAACATTAAACGATCGTTCCTTGCATTAAATGCATCTCGTGTTCCCTTTAGGTTACCACGATTTTTAAATACATCGAAATTATCTTTGGTGAAATGGAGTTTGACCGCTATGTAATACTTATACGCTTTAAATCCGTCCACTTCTTGCTTTCCTACATGCTTCTCTCATCGCAGGTGTAAAATCTGGAGATATTTCAGAGATAGAACAATTAATAACTTGAACACCTTGTTTGGGCTGAATCATAATTAAAAATATAATAAATGATGCCCAAAGAATAGTGAACACACCAATAAAAAAATATGATTTAAACATCCAACTGTGCTTTTTTTGGTAGATAATTTAGCTCTTGCATATTAAGAGCTACCTTTTCCTTCAAAGATTTATTGACTAATTTAGCAATATCTTCTGGCTCAAGATAATTTTCTTTACAATATTCTAGGATAGCGTCCATATGCGTGATGCGTTTCTGGTTCACTACCTGTTCAATGTAGAGAGAAAATTCGTTTGATGTTTTAAACATTCTTAGCGTGTTTATTGATGTAGTAATTGGCTGAGTTGATAGCATGATTTAGTTCAGAGTATTCATTAGATTTTTCACGATATAATTTCCAGATATTAGTATCCGTCTTTTCGGGATCCATTTTATTCCCGACTTTGTCAAGATACATGCTGAAAAATTTATCAAGTTTCATTTTGTCGTTCAACAAACTGATGTAAATTTCCTGCATAAGTTTCACATCACCAGCAGCACTTGCTGCAACAAGTTTATTATACTTGGGGTTCATTATTTATCTTTCCTTTAATATAAGCGATAACATCGTTTGCTTCTTTGAGATCAGATTTCTCAAGTGCTTCATCAATATAATCTAACTGAGTAGAATGTAATTGATTTAGAAATTGAGTTAGATCAACAGTACCACTTCCATCATTCACAGTATATGTTATACTTTTATATGACGGATGCACATAGCGATAGCGTTTATCCATTATCCTCTCCTCATCTTAGCGATGTCAACAGCCTGTTCGTCACTGAAGATCGGAACAGCGTTTGACTTGTGCATGGTACCAATACCTTTGATAGCAGTTCCAGTATACACCTTGTCAGGTGCTTTAGTGCATGGACCAGCAGTAAAGGGAAGACTTGGAATCTTAGGCGTCTCCCGACGAGCAGGCACTCCAAGTGAGTATACGTCACTGAGTTGTTGCTTTTTAGGAGCAACAGTCTTCGTGGCATACTTCTTTAGCATGGCATCCCATGATGCTTGCAACTCTCGCTGCTTGGCATTTGGCTTACGTTTCTTGGATCGACCAAGACCAGTGTGAATAAGAATCATAATATAATTATACTCGATTATTGAATTAAAGTAAAGTTATACTTTAGATATTTGGACGTCATACTTCACTCGGTCCATTTTATGGTCATATACTGTCATGGTAGAAGCAATGCCAATTGCGTTGAACATATTTTCAAACAATTGTCTTACAACAGTATTTACTGACACGTTATCACCAACACCACGTTTAATTGCAGCACCAGTAGTGTAGAACGAGACGCCATTTACAATAACACGATATTTCATAACAGTTCCTTTTCAATCGTCATAGTATTATTATACCCTAGAACTGATTTATTGTAAACCCCCTAAAAAACTCGTATAAAATCAACGAGTTAGATAACCCCTTAGAATGTAGGGTTATTTTTTAGGAGTATTTCCTTGTCCATGAGCCACTGCATAGGCTACACACATAACATCGCCACTGGAATATGCGCATTTTACTGCTACTGGGTCAATTCCTTTAACGATAGCCGATTCGATATTTGACTTAATTGCCAATGTTTGATAATAATTATAAAATGTCAAACAAATAATTCCTGTTATTACAATTAGCGTTGCGCCAATAATAAACCCAAGTTTGTCTTTGTTGTTAGTTAATTCTGGCATATTTTCTCCTTTTACCAACTTCCATCATCAATAATAATCCTGACAGAAATAAATCCAATAACTAGGTATATACCTCGCATTTTTGGATTTAAATCATCAGGATGCATAAACTCTGATCTAAATGACCAATGAAATGGATTTAGAGCAAAGTTAACCCATACTCCTGAATATTTTACATATTTAAGTAATGTCTTTAACTGCATCGCATATTCCCAATTCTTTTGCTTCGTTTGCGGATAACCACATATCTTGTGGTGGCAAGAGAACCTCACGAATCTTTTTCTCAGACAACCCTGTGCACTTTCTGTAATGACTTATCATGCGCTTAGTAGTTAAATCAAATTCTTTAACTGTTGCAAATAATTCATGTTCTTTACCAAACGCACCCCATGAATACTGATGTGATAAAATGGAAGTGTTTGGTGTAAGAATCCTGCTACCTTTCTCACCAGCAATAAAAATCATAAGACCTGCTGATGCAATTTGACCAAGACCAATAGTTCTAATAGGAATAGCAGACCCACGCATTGTGTCAACTAAAGCAAATGCTGCATTTAAATCTCCACCTGGAGAACAAATAATTAAGTTTAGCATATCTGGTCGTTCTTCTTGAAAATTACATTCGAAGACCCATTCAACTGCTTGCTTAGTTGTAGCAAGAGATACCTCTTCCATTAAAAGAAAAAACGAATGACGTGTCTGTTCTTCTTTAACCTGTAAATTCAATTTTTGCATCATACTTGCCACCATCAATCCTTATAAAAAATGTGCCTACCAATAACTACTGTTTTTTCTAGTTTCCATCTAGGATTTACATAATCTGCATGGTAGAATTTTGCGCCATATGTATTATCCGTTAGATTTTCATAATTTGCATAAACGTGTAATGCAACCTCTAAATTTTTTCTATAAATTTCAGAGTTAATAGATTTTCTTTGTTCACAAAACCATGTAAATTGACAAGTACCTTGCGTTTTTTGTTTAACGACGCTGCAAATGTCTTTGGGGAATCTCGGATCATTCACTCGATTCATAGTGACCATCGCTACAGCGATTTGTCCATCTCTTGATTCGTGTCCAGCTTCATAATAAATGTTTTCTGCTAGACAATCTACTTGTTTTTTAGCATCGCTAGTCAATTGACCATATTTAATATCAAGTATGGTATATCCTTTATCATAAAATGTAACAGCAGCAGTTACAGCAATCATTACTGCTATTGAAATGAGTGTTACTCGGATTAATTGCATAAATCTCCTTAGTAAGTTAAAGAGTGTGCGTGAGCACACTCCAATCCCTATCAGGTGGACTTCTTGTTAGTCTTTGTATCTAGTGGGATGTTGGAAACAAAACCATTGAGAGCAGTTGCTTTCGCAATGATTTCAGCTTCACTTGGGTATGGTGGGAATCCAGGATGTTCAGGAATAGTTCCACCATTAATTTTAGCAGAGTCGACCTTTACGTGCCAGTCGTTGCTAATTTGTTCACGCTTACCATAGTATTCATCGTTAAGCATGTCTTTCGCCATTTTTAGTAGTTCAAGGCGAATCTCGAACGGAGTCATGTTACTCATATTTTACTTCCTTTCTGTGTTGTGTGTAAAATGGGAGTTTTGTAGGGTTCTCCCAACCCTCTGTGTATAATTATTTAGGTATAATTATTTCTTTGCTTCTTCTTTCTTAGCAGGTGCTTTTGGTGTTGGCTTGTCACCCTTTGGTGCTGGAGGACACTTACCATCTTTGTCTTTCTTGACGCAGTTAGTATTCTCAGCTGGTTTAGCATCTGCTTTCTTTGCAGGTTCTGCTGCGAAAGAAACTGTTGCGAACATCATTAGTACTGCAGTTAGTAATGCTTTCATTTGTATTTCCCTTTTCATAAAAGTTTAGTTAACATCTACTATCAGTTCGTCACTATCATTACAGTACAAGATATCAAAGGATATCGGTTGCTGTTGTGTAGCAAAGACTTACTAATTCGTGGTAGGTTATTCTGTTACGAGGAAACCTACCGAAACCCTAAGCAGCGTTTAGGCTGCTAATGCGAACTGTGCGTCGTTTGCGTTTACGTTTTTTACTTTTTACGACTCTCTGTGTCGTGCTGTCCACTCTGTTACTCATTGCCCTGTCGAAACCTAGTCACCCCCAACATAGCACACTAGCCATTCATATTACGCTTCACGTTATATAATGTTTGCTTCCAGAACGGATCGTCCAGTATGCTATGGTGGAGGTGGTGGGAATCGAACCCACGTCCAGAACACCTTTCTCATTGCTTCATACAGCAATTCTTACATTACACCATCTTTTGTTGACTTGATTAGTGTAACTTGTCCATTCGCACCAATAATAACTTTAAATATATCTCCCTCTTTCCATCCTTCAGGAAGAGTGCGTTCTTGCAATATAATTATATTTGGTGCAATTTCAGCTTGTAATAACATTATACCCTACTTTCTCAATAATGTCAAATATTTTTAACACGTTTATATTCTTGTCGCAACTTTTTGAATTCACCAATCCAGTCATCTCTGTTTTCTTCAAAGATAAGAGGATCGTTATCATCAACACCCATTATGACAACCATTTTACCAACAGGAATTCCTGTTCTTTCCTCAAACGCAACTGCATAAGCAGATGTTTGCATAAAATATCCATGAATATCATCACGAGATTTTAATCTTGCAGAAGTTTTAAAATCAATTACTGCAAGTTTACCTTTGTACTCTGCAATACAATCAACAGTTCCAGCAACTTCTAAATGGTCAGAATATAAAGGATCTTCTAACGCATGTATGTTATTTATACTATCAAGATAAGGAATTAACGATTTGAAAATTGTTTGATCAAAGATATCTGCTTCAACATGCTCTCCAAGTAAATAGGATTCACATAAGTTATGGATTCTTGTACCTCTGGTTGCTGCTCGGTTTGAGATTCTGTTTGCTTCTTCTTCCCCAACCTTTTTTCTCCATGCCATGATGGCTGCTTTTGAGTGCAATCCTGTAACTGTGGTGACGCTTGGATATGATTTACCCGATGGCGTTTTGTAAACTCTCGTACCATCGGGTTTTGTATCACGTTCAAGTTTAGGTAAATCATGATGTATAAATGTTTTCATTATGTAAGTAAATGTATCGCTTCATTGTAATGTTTAATTCGATCCTCAAGTCCAATGTATCCACCATTAATTTTGCGTGTCATTGTCTTGATATCACCTGCGTCTGCTTCTCTATTTAATCCGTTTTTATTCCAGAACCAGATAGCAGACATTAATGCGAAGTCACGATCTGCAGTAACCCAATCTGGATTATCAAATAAGTTTTGCCAGTCTTCAAACATTTCTTTGGCGAATGCCATATAGTTTGCTTTACCAGTTAATTGAATTGGTCCACGTCCACGATATTTCCATCCGTCGCCTGATTCCTCTGGTCCATTACCCATACGATTCGCATAAACACGATTCGCAATCATCATTGGCTGACGTGCATATGGTTGTGCAGATTCAAGAGTAGGAAAATACTTCTTAAAAATATTACACAAACCTTGTGCTGAGTAATTTAAGTTTTCTTCGAATACTGTCCAACCACCAGATTCATGTCCACATTGTGCAAGGAATGCTGCTACACGTTGTGGTGTGTTAATCTCGTATGTTGGAAATACATTATTCATAGCATTAGCCCACCCTGCGTGGTCTTGTGCTCTTGGGAATAAATGTTTAAATTGTTCTGCTGTAATCATTTTGGTTTTCCTTCGACTATGTCTTCATATCTGAGTTTAGCCAAGATATAATCTTTAACAAGTGAACTTCTTACAATATCGTCTGGTGTAAACTCGATTCGTGTAAACGCTTTCATATGTTGAGCAATATCAAAAAATTTTAATATACCCGACATATCATTCTTTTTCTTATTTAGATCAGTTTGTCGATAATCACCACACCAAATAATTTTTGAACGATAACCGACACGTGTCATAACTGTGTCGATCTCCTCAAATGTCAAGTTTTGCATTTCATCAACAATAATGATTGCATCGTCAAATGACATCCCTCGAATGAACGAAGTAGAAATAAAAGTAATATGTCCCTGTTCTTCCAAACGATCCCATGCGTCTTTGCGACCAAATAAAGTTTCGCAGATTTGACGATATGGTTGTTCATAAATTTCCATCTTCTCACCAACATCACCTGGAAGATGACCGATCTCACGAGATTGAACAGCCGATCGAACAACAATAATTTTATTAAATGTATTACTTTTATCTAAAACTTCTTCAAGAGATTTATATAAAGCGATAAAAGTTTTTCCTGTTCCTGCTACTCCATGTAATGCAACAAAATAATCTCCCTGTTTGTATGCATCAAAAAATAATTTCTGATTATCAGTTAGTGGATCAAATGTTTTTAAGTCATCTAATCTTATTTTTAGAGCATTACTGTTTGGTTTATTATTTCTAGTTCCTTCTCTCAGTTCACGTTGATCATTACCATTTTCAACAACTGCCAATGCAGCGTTTGTTTTACGAGCCATTCATGGACTCCCTTGTTATAGTTGCGAAGATGTGTTTTTTAGTGAATTGTGGGGATTTCTTTCGTTGATTTTCTGCAGAACCTCCTTAAAACCAGAATCTTTTTTGATAGTTATGTGGTCACCTGTAATTGCTGGCGCAGTAATAACTGATTGAATATGCGGATTGTCATTTAAATACTGTTCACGTTCAGCTATCTTAAGAAATTTATCAAATTGCTCACCAGTATTTGTATCAATAAAAGTATATGTTGGCATAATTGTATTTAGCAAATCCAAGACGGAGTCGGGCGATTTTTCCAAGAAAACATTCGTTGTTTCGCACCGAGATAATAATTTTTATATGACGAAATAGAATCACCAGCTACTTTATACTCATCTGGCATAGCAGGAGTCGGTTCTGTGAATGGTTTATCTTTTGAAATATTGTTCGGTGGATATTGTAAATCTGGCAACAAGAATGCACACTTATGCAATTTACCATAACGATGATGGTATTCTTGAATAAGATCTTTAAACATATTGTAAAGCCACTGATAATTTTCAAGTGACTGTCTTACCCAAATAGCCGAAGGATGATTAATATGGGTAGCACTGTAAAGGACATCATTGCGATGATCGCCAATAATCCATACCTTTTTCTTCCTCCCAGAAACAGAAGTAGTAATGGACTCGCTACCATCAAGGACACGATGAGCAGTAGATAATAGTTGAGCATATTCCAATATCATTTTCACACAATGTTTATCAACGTGCATTTCTGCACACTTTTTTGTATCATGATGTAGATAAAATATATTCACTTTTCCCTCATTCTATGTTTATATTCACGTTTCAACCAATACTTATATTTTTTAAAATATTCTGAAACATCAGCTTCATTCAATTTTATATTCCAGTCAACGCACTCATCTTTGTGTTGCATCCAAATTTCTTGCACCCAGTATCTAAAATGACTAAAGTCTTTATTCATGTCAACATCCTTATCAAACCAATAGTATCGATTGTTGTCAGCAAGATGTAGTTAGCCAACATGCCAAACGATTTCCTAGTATAAGCAGCCCAAGCATACATAGCACAGCCAGCAATCCAAATAGGATATAGGATAAGTAATGGCGGAGTGGGAACAGTAAGAGCCATAGTGATACTGCACCCAATACTAATAGCCCAAGCCACAAGTTCAATAACGAAACGTAATGGGTGAGAGTGCCAATCATCCTTTATCCATTTGAACGTGTTGTATAATAAATCATTCATTATGTCCTTAATGAGTTAATTGCTCTTAACTGTAAGATTGTTGAATCTAATAGGGAAATTGTTTCTGTTGCAGTTTTATGAAGAATACCCCTTCCACCTGCTGCATTAAATGGGTCTACGCAACCTGCTGAGTCATCAATTAAAATGTTTGGGAATTCGTGTATACCTGAAGTATTAATTGCATACTTCGCCTTTTCCGATTTACTGCGAACAAAGTTTGGTTTGTAATTGATATTATTTTCTTTTAACCAATTTTTCTTTTGGTTTTTAACTTCCTGCCCAACGAATGGATCGAACGTTCCAACTGATGTTAAAATTTCAATATCAATATCTTTTAATGTTTTTAGATGATTTAATAGTTGCTCAGTATCTGGCATAAAATTTAAATCTCTAAAAATTTTATCTTGCATTACAACTTGTCTAAACTTAACTTTGTCATTTGGTGATCCATTAATAGATCTAAATGCTGTGTCAAAATCAGACAAGACGCCATCCATATCAACATATAGTTTAATTCTCATGATGCTACCTTTATTTTACTACCTTTAATTTTACAAATTTATGAAAGTTGGGTGGAGTCCAACCCTCTGGCTTTAGAATCTTACCATCCTCTCTTCGAATAACCTTTCCAGTTATCTTATCAATTTTGGCAAGGTTTGAATTTGCACCCTCGTCCCAAATTTTCTCACAATCCCATCCACGTGAGTGCATATACCCAACGATAACCCAAATCATATCAAAGCACGCATCAATCGTTTCTGCGTCATCTTTGGCACGAACCGCATCGATATATTCACGATACTCTTCGTCAATTAAACTAGAGTAAAGATCTGCTTGGTCATAATTATCTTCTCCAATTTTTTGTCCAGCTGATCGCATGAAAACATGAACATCGGTAAATACTTTACTCATTTGTTTCTCTCCGTATCGAAATAATATTTGTTATGTTCATAATTTTCGTCGGGATTGTATTTAGGGATTTCTTCTTGCTGCAAGAAATCTTCCTCCTCAACAAAATCTAAAACACCAGTTGGTCCATATCCACACCCACGAATAAACAATTCCATATGTTCTAAAACAGAATTCAGAGATTCTACATTACATTCATATGTAACTTTAGTTCCGTCAGGTTTCCCATACAGATCTGTATGTTCTCCAATAAAAGTAAATTTTGGCATATTAATCTTGCTCCATCAATGTCCATTTAAGACGACTAAGTTTATCTTTGAGTTCAGTATTTTCATCCTGTAATTTTAGAACCTGCGCATAAAGATATGCAACTGCTTCCTCAATTTCATTGGGACAAATTTTATTATTAATATCATCAATCTGCTGTTCGATTTGTTTCCGTGTTTTCATCTTTCTTCCTCAAAGTCCAACTACCATCTTTATTATCAATCCATTGTAAAACATCACCCTCTTTCCAACCAGCAGATTCCATCAAATCATCTGGGAATTCAAGAATTTGTTCACCAGTTTCAGGATCTACCTGAACCTCTAATGTCCATCTAGTTTTTTCCATAGTCTATCTCCAACCAATTAGTTTCTGATGACATAATTTCAATATCAACACCAGTTGCTTTTGCATTGTTAATCATGTTCTCAAGAACTCCATGACCATACATATTGGTGCCATAATCATTTCTGTTGCAGTAATAGATTGAACCAGAACTTCCATCAAATGAATATACATTACCATCAAGCATTGCTCGAGTAATGCCACTGTTCAACTGCCAAGAATCTGAACCTGCCCAGCCACCATACCAGCAAGCAAATACTTTGTATACGACTGGTCGATCAGGTCCAGTAATCTTCACAACAACCCATTTATCAGGAAAATACTGGCTCATACTTCTACTACTTTCAATTTAAAATTGTCTGCACGTGCTTCATAGTTAATATAACCACGAGGATTACAAACAACACGAGTGCTACCAATCATGTAATCAAAATCTTCATGAGTATGACCATGTGTCCAGAGTTTAATTTCAGGATGATCCAGAATAAACTCACTTAGCTCTGATGAGTAAGCACCATTCATCAGTGTTTCGTTTTTGTAACGAGGATGAGTCGATGATTTACTTGGAGCATGATGACCCACAACGACAACAGATTGCCATGGTGCAACATCAGTCAATGTTTCAGTTAAAAACTTTAGCATGGCTTTGTGGTCAACAACTGCATCTTCTGGGGTAAATGCTGCATTACGCTCATGAAATTCAGCTTGATAAACTGGTTTTCCATCAGCACCAATTTTAGCATTACCTGATTCATCAAGAACTGCAACCATAATCTTGTAGGAAACCTTACGATCGCTGTTACTAACAATCTGAAAGTCATTCATTCTTCGTGTAATCTGATATAGTGTCAATGGATCTTCTTTGTTCATGTCAGTCCAAAGAGTGCCACCGACAAACAGAACATCATTGATAACAACAGATTCTTTATCAAGAAAGTGAACATTATTCAGATGATTCTCTGCGATCATTTTCTGAATGATAACTGGCGATGTGGCAAAGTCACCATGATAATGTTCATGGTTACCCATGACATAAACCACATTGGGAAATTGAAATGAACAACGCTTAAAGAAGTCAACGACACGACTTCCCTTTTCTGGACGATCGATATCTTTGGCAACACAGATGTCACCACTGAGAATCAAAACATCGATATTCTCATCGTTGGTGATGTTTAGATCACCAAACTCAAGATGAAGATCGCTACATACTGCTACTTTCATTTTATACTTCCACCAAAATAATCAATTAATAATTTCAACGCAGGGATATATTCCTTTGCGTTCTTTGCGTAATCTTCTGGATGAACATAAAGTCCAAATCCCCAATCCATTTTATAAACCAATCGTTGTTCATCGTCTGCTTCGAACCACATCTGTTCTTTTAACAGGTAGTCCAGCTGATCTTGCATTACTGCAATGGCAACACCATCTGCAACTTCATAGGGAATTTTAATACCAGTCTTCATAATATAATTATACTCCAATTACCAATAAAGGTAAAGAACTTTTTTTCGAGATACTCCATGACCTTGCAAAGTTATTCTTTCATCATTGGAATAAATCGATGAACCAACTCGATGTAAATAGCGATTTTTTGTAAAGACCAAATCGCCTTTCTTATAAACTAATTTAATTGGATCTGCCAAATCACATTCGCATTCATCACCCAATAATCCATGGTGTTTTCTGCAATAATATGTTGCATTATTCTTATACCTGGAGTATGTCTGCGGATAATACTCATAGGTAAAGTTTCCATTTGTCAACATCACTGTCAGCGTATACGCATCATCGAAATAGTCAAAGTTTCGATATTCAAAAAAGAGTTTATCATACGGATAGCGAATTTTCTCATCATCATAATGCCAAATGCGAGGAGTTTCCTGTGTTATAATTTGGAATCCTGGTTTGGCAAACCCACTTAAAAATCTTACATCACCATAAATATTGGACAGTCGTTTGCGAAGCAACTCATGCGCAATACTATCATTGTCCAAGATTGTGTTATACTCATTCCACGCTTTATTCACGTCCATTTCGTTTGCCAACAGATGACGAAAGAAACTATTTCCCAGAACATAAATGTCCTTGTAGAATTTCCAGGAATTCTGTCGAGACTTAACCTCTGCAACGATGTCGTCGCATTCAGTATCTGTGAAAAAATTTCGCAGAACTTTAATCATCAGTGCACGACCACCTGTTTCTGTTCTTCTTGAACAATAACCATGGATCGATTGAGAAGTTTATTCCACTCTTCAATATTTCCCAGTTGTAAGTTCATCACGGACAATCGTGCAAGAACCACGCTGGACAGAAGAAACGGATCCATTCCATATTGTCGCCCAAGAATCATTAACATCTCATCAATGTCAAATGATAAATTTTCCAAATGTTCATCGTTCATAACAAATCCTCATCGTAGTGTTCATGTTCCTCGAAGGAGTCCCCCTCGTCCAAAATATCATACACCTGTTGCAGTGTAATGTTCAGCAGTCCTGCAATTGAAGTTGGACGGAGTCCCTCGTCCCATAGTTTCCAGACTTCTTCACTAATGTCCATAGGTTCCCAACGTCCAACTATTCCCATTTCAATCTCCGTAGTGTCGCATTACATACATTGCCGAGTCAATAAACTTCAAATTGTCCGATACTTCCAGCTGTGTCATAGGATCGCTGCCAAGAGCATTCTGCAACAGCTCACGCTCTAAATTAGAACAATGCTTCTTAAGCGAAGCGACCACGACTTGTTGTTCCTGTCGTAATGACAATTTCAAGCCCACTGCATTAATATTATACCCATCCATTTTTACCACCTTTGATACTTTCCAACCCAGTCAAAATCGACTGTAAAAGAATTCTACATGGAAAAGAAATAAAAGTAAAGGTTTATAATTACTTGCCAAATACTATGTAATGCAAGAATGATCCAAGGAGTCCCGCAAGGAGTCCCAGAACTGCAATATAAGTGAATATAATGTCTAAGTTATTTTCCATATTACACCATTATTAAGTCAGAGTTATGCGATAACTTTCTATGATTAATAAAATCCGTATAAACCTTGTCAAATAATTGCGTTCTCGAATTGACTACAAGATCACGAACTTCAACAAGTGTATACTTATTTTTCATAAAATTAAATCCCTGCGTAGTGAGCCAAACATTGTCAAGTGTATATCCATTTCCAGCTATAATTTGATCCAGTGATACTCTAAGGGGAGAAGAAACTTGATACTCCATTTTAACCCCAGTACCAGGACAAATACCATTCTGATGGTACCACATAGAAATTACTTGCTGAAGTGTAAGATCAAACCTTATTTTCGATTTCTTGGCACGTTTTCTTGATCCCTGCCAAACATGTCGGTTCAGAAACCTATGTAAATCCCCAGACCAAGTTCTATTGTTATTATGGTTGTATTTCTGCTTTTCTTCTAGTTTGCGAATTTCTGCTTCTAATTCAGCTCCAGTACTGGAAAAAACTTCAAGACTAATCATATATCCTCCATAACGACTATTATACTACAAAACTACATTATTGTAAAGTCCAGGAGTCCCGTTATTGCAAGGAGTCCCTTAGTTAAAATTAGTGTGGGGTTTATTACATCGCCAATAGATAAGACCCAGGAGTCCCTTTTATCC